TAATTGTGTTTTCTGTAGAGTATCAACAATTAAACGGAGTACATGGATGAAGATAATATGTGCATGGTGTGGGAAGCTAATAAGAGAGGACATTTACTCTTCTGATTTAGATTCCCACGGAATATGTCCGGATTGTTACGAAAAGATGAAAGAAGAACTTAAAACATTAAAGGAGGACAGTGATGAGTGATACTAAATTATTTGGGAAGATTATTATTAGTCTTATAGTAATAATATTTGTATTAATTATCTTCACATTTATCAGTGAGGACGCTGATGAAGAGGATCCCCTACAATTCAGAATAGTCACTATCAATGGCTATACCTATTATTTCCAGGGACGTGACGGCACACACGGTGCATACATGGCCCCAACACCGGAAACCCTTGCAAAGTGCCTGAGAGGGCCCTTAAAAGGCAAGGAACGTAAGTTTACTGAACAAGAACGTAACGCAATTAGAACCATAACTGGAGGACAGTAAATGTTTAAAAGATTCCGATTTATGCACCTCGAACCCGAGGTAAGAGGGATAGAATTCGAATCATATTTTATGCAGGAAGTGGCACCAGTGCTGGAACTGGGCGGTTGCACTGTAGAAGATATGCGAGGTACTACGATGGATCTAATCCATGGAGTGGATGTAGTAATACACCACCCTACTGTAGGCTCTATTAAAATAGATCTGTGTTATGATGCACAGACTAAACTGTGGGACAGAGAGGATGTCTCAAGAGATAAACCCGGCAGATTTCAGACAGAAGGCCTCATAAGTAACAGAGTGGTGGAATGCTTCCGTAAGGAGGAGATGACACTAGAGATAATGCTGGAAACAGCTGAACGCATTTGGAACTATGTATAAGCTACAGCAATCCCTCTCTTATATGCCCCCAGAGGATAAGAGTAGAAAGCCGGTAAGATCACTAAAGCAGCAAAGGGCTATCTTCTTAGCCCTTAGGTTAAAAGCTGCTGAGGATGATTATAAGTATTACATTGAACCCTGTAGCTGTAGACCCGTAACGGTAAGAGGCAGCTCGGAGGACGGATTAACCTTCTGGTCCTGCCCCGCCTGCGGGAAGTTCGAGTAAAGAGCAACAGACACCCTTAATGACCTTGAGGAATGCTCACATTGTAAATCAGAATTCAACCTATGGTTATAGGTATGAACATGTATAAACAACTAACAAGAGGAGACTATGCAAGAGTTATTGAGGAGAATCCTAACACCCCTAGTCGGGGCATCGGTCGGCGCATTTGTAGTTATCACATTGATTGTAATAACTGTGTTTGCATTCGCAGGAGACAGCAGTAGCGATAAACAGGTAGCAGTAAGAGAAGTTGCTACTGTTGAAATCGTTAAGGTCGAAGGTGGTTACACCTATTTTAAATATAGGGAAGGCGCACATGGTTTCATGGCCCCTACACCTAATACAATTGAAAGGTGCCTCCGTGAGGTGCTGAAGGATAGGAGCTATAAGGTCATCGATGCAGATGATCGTAAACTTATAGATGAGATAGTGGCCAAGACAAGGCACTGACAGTAACAAAAAAGGTTGGGGGCCGTCATGGCCCCCGCCTGTTTTTCTTTACGCTAACAGCCAAACAAGGCATTTAACATAGGAGTGCTAACATGCTGTAAAAGCATGTGTGCCTCCCCTGAAGGGGGGAGGGGGTGACAACGCACCCTCTCAACTCTCTCCCTTTATGTATATAAAGAACAAGAACAAGGAGCATTATGAAAACTAAACAAAAGAAAGAAACCAATAGCAGGTCGAGCTTCACTATTATAATGGTGATAATAATAATATTACTTTGGGTTCTACTTGACGTAGGCATTGGAGCCCTTCTACGTTCAGCAAGGGATAGGAGGATAAGTCGCCTCCCGGTTGAGACCATAGTAAACCCGCTACCGGTAGTACCTCCTTATAGGACTAAAGAGGATAAGGAGCACACCAACACCTATGCAATAGTAGCTAAAAACTACCGCATTGTACAGTATAAAAACAGATACAGGGTGGACTCACTCTTAGACAATGGTAAGTGGCATACTGGGTTATTTGAATGGGATACCATGGCCAAGGCACGTGACTTACGAGACGCACGTATTAAGTCAGATATACAGGATATAGAAGAAGCAGACGCAGTTTGGGTACAAGTAGAATAAGGAGCATTATGAAAGACAGCAAGATAATAGAATGGATGGGCAGATCATACGAGATGGTACCGGAGGAAGCGAATCAGAACTGTAAAGGTTGTATCTTCTGGGAAGAGCATATAAATTGTGATGCTATAGAGGACCAATGGATAGACATGGGTCTAATAGAAACTACATGTGCAGAGCTTAGAGTTATCTTCAAACGGATAGACCCACTGTATGCTGATCTACAGAAGGCCAAGGAGCTAGCAGATGAAGAACAAAAACAAACTACTACAGTATAAAGGTAAGCACTATAAGCTTGTACTGCGTAATCATCTTCATTTTTATAACTGTAAGGCCTGTGCGCAGTACAATAAATGCAGTGAGTGTAATGAGATAATATTAGTGTCTACTGAGTTGTGGGGTCGTAGTTGTCAACCGCTGAAATCAGAAGGGACAACTGACTGCGTTGGTCACTTTAAAGAGGCGGACCCACTCTACCAGGACCTATTAAAAGTAAAGGAGTTAACAGATGGAAGAAAAGTATGAATTAGATACGCACATCTGTATTGACAAGGTACAGTATGTATTCTTAAAGGATGGCAGGGTATTCATGACAAGGGAGCCTGCAAATGCTGAGGAAAACGCATGCTCTGTTTGTAAATTAAATAAAACTGACTTGTGTTCCCATCTTCACCACCCTGTTACTATGCAGCCTTGCCATACAAAGGGTAACACATTTCTATGGATAGAGACTGACCCACTGTACGCTGACCTATTAAAAGTAAAGGAGTTAAGTAATGAAAGATAGCATCAAACACGAAGGTGTCATCTACTATAAGGTGACCACAAAAGGTAAGCGTAGTGAGCGCTGTGATGAGATAACAGATTGCGCTGATTGTGATTACGACCTACTGTGTGAGCACCTTTCAACCACTGGGGGAATATTCCCCCAGTGTGAACAAGGCTTCTGCTATAAAGATATGGACCCACTCTACCAGGACCTACTAAAAGTAAAGGAGCTAAGCGATGAAGCAGATATTAAAAGACAAGAAGGGGATATACTATGAGTTGGTAGCGGACCCTGATGCACGTAACTGTGAGAACTTCTGTGATGCTTATGAGGAGTGTAGGGATATGAGTAATGATTTCCCCAACCCATGGAAAGACATATGCTGTAAAGCAGATGAGGAGCAAGGGTTACCACACAAAGATGCAGCATACGAGGATGGTATGAACCTGTTCAAAGAGTTCGACTCACTGTACGCTGACCTACTAAAAGTAAAGGAGCTAACAGATGGAACCAAAGATGGAACCAAAGATAGGAACAAGAGTAAAGATAGGAAAAAAGATGTATGATGTCCTTGAGGAAGAGGTGGATAATAGTTGCCAAGGTTGCCACTTCCATGAGCATTGGGATGAGTACTATGATAGAATGACAGCCCTGGGCCTTGATGGTAATTGTTTCGTTTCTAAGCGTTATAAAATGGAATGCGAGAGTAATAAGGTTATATTCCAAGGCATTGACCCACTATACCAGGACCTGCTAACACTCAAGGAGCTAACAGATGAAACCACTACCAACAGTAACACCTGAGCTTATTGATGAAGTAATCAAATGCTGCTATGCCGAGGACTGGGGCGAAGACGATTCGGATAAGTGCGACACCTGCCCTCTAAGAGGAGGTTTGCTTGAAGCGGCATGCACCATAGTTATAAACTTTAGCCATTATAGTGAAGCAGCTGAGGAAGCAGCAGAGGCAGGCGACACTACGTTGCTTAGGCAGGAGATTATAGAAGATAAGTGTGACGCACTATACCAGGACCTACTAAAAGTTAAGGAGTTAACAGATGAGCAAGAAAGAAATAATTAAAGAAGACAGCGACGGCATTGTTCATCACTTGGTAGGGGTAAGGATGAACGAAGGACTATGTGATGACTGTTCAGTGCAGGAACAGTGCGATAGGGATAGAGGCTGTGAATGGTATGATCCTTGTAGTAGGAACGATTCCAAGGATGAGGAGGGGGATGTATTCTTCGGTGAGGACTTTGATACGATACCTATAATGACTGAGTATTGGCAGGAAATAGACCCACTATACGAGGATCTACTTAAAGTAAAGGAGCTAGCAGATGCAGGACAAGGAACATATAACGAAAAAGAACGGTAAGCTTTTGACACCAGATGAGCTGAGGAAGGCAACGTTCGCATGTTACTTCAGGAGAGTATCAGATGGTAGTTATCTTAATAAACTTAAGATGACTGATGGTCTTCCGTGCTATCATTGCCCTATGAGTGAAAGGAACCGTGCAATGGACAGGTGCCACCTTGGAGCGAGGCAGTATATAAACGATGGTAAGGTACCAATGCCTCCTAGGCATGGCGGAAGACCACAAGAATGGAAGGTATACCTGGATAAGCTGAGTAAAGTAGTGATAGAGAACTACTATGACCCACTACACGTAGATCTACTTAAAGTAAAGGAGCTAACAGATGGCAAAAACACCAAGAGAATGGGTAGAGGGCGGGTTTAATATACCCGGCGATGCTATGAGAGCCGCCTTGGATGCATGTGCCGCTACCCGTAGGGAGTGTAGTACGTGTGAACTAGCCCACCATGTCGGCTCGGGGATGGGATGCCCATTGGCAGCCGTGGCCCGTTATAACAAGAAACTTAAAGATATACACGAATGGCTAGACGGTAGGGAAGGGTTTAGGGAAAACAATAACAGGCCTACTGCAGAAGCTAAAGCTAGATGGCTTGCTGCTGCAATGAAGGAACTTGAACTGTATGACCCACTGTATGCTGATCTATTAAAAGTTAAGGAGCTAAGTAATGCTAAGAAGGACAATAAAGGAAACTAAAGAGGTAACGACTACAAGAGTAGTAGATGTACCCGACATGGTTCAGTATAAGGGTGAATACTATAAAGTACTACCTGAACCGGCTGAAGCCAGTTGCGGGGGCTGTGTATGGGAAGCCGATGATAATGTAGGCTGTGATGACCTATGTACGGACATGATAGACAAGGGCCAGCTACCCCATGATTGTACAACCTTGGAGATTATCTTTGAGAAAGTAGACTCACTATACCAGGATCTATTAAAAGTTAAGGAGATAACAGATGATAAGAGCAAGAATAAAAAAGGCGGTGTATGTCAACAGAGCCCTTCAAAAGGATAAATGGTATGAAGTAGTGGGGCTGGGAGGAGAGGCCCACCTGGATAATGTTGGGCTTACTGCTTTCTATATAAAAGTACCCAGCCAAAGTGATATGCTATGCCGTACCAACGGTTGTGCCCACTTGGGTGGAGGCACATGGGAACTGGAGAAGGTAGACCCATTATATAAGGACCTATTAAAAGTAAAGGAGATAACCAGCAATGAACGAAAAAAAGAATAAGGTGTTCCATATTAAAGGCACAGCGTACAGGGTTGTATCATACCCTATAAAGGACGCACTTGCGTATTGTGATAAGTGTGTCTTCGTAGATAAGCGGGACCACGGTGAATCTATGTGTAAGGTTGCGTTAGAGGCCGCCGAGAAACAACTAGGATCAAAGGGTCCTGGAGATATTACAAGAGGCTGCACGCACAATGACGAGGACAATAAGACCTATGTGTATGAGCAGGTAGATGAACTATACCAGGACCTGCTAAAGGTCAAGGAGCTAAGTGGTGAAAAAGAAGATAATAAAGTTCAAAAATGACTACTATGAGATCATAAAGGTGAGATATACCGGTGTAGGCTGTGCATGCGAAGCATGTGCCTTTGAATGGTGGGGAGTACCGAATAATTGTAAACATATACGTTCCCTGACTACGGAAAGGCTTTGTGGTAGGCAATGGGTAGCTGAGAAGGCCGAAGACGATATCATACACGCATACCACAAGATTGACCCACTGTATCGTGATCTATTAAAGGTAAAGGAGCTAAGTGATGAAAAAGAAGATAATAAAGTGGGGCGAAAGAAGAATAACCGTAGAGCCCGAGCATGATGGTTACGACTGTTGTTGTGAGGGTTGTGTGTTAAGTAACGAAAAGACTGCATGCACAATAACACAGCTCCAATGGATAAGAGAGGGCCAGCTAGCTAAGACATGCAGTGTTAATAAAGTAATATACTGCGAGGACACATTATACACAGACCTATTAAAGGTAAAGGAGCTTACAGATGAAGAAACAAGAAAAAGCAACATACCCTTACACTGACCTTGACATAATCGAGGAGTATAATGGTAAACACTATCAAATGGTAATAGTGAAGATTACACCAGGACGATCAGGCCAGGCATGTAGCATGTGCTGCTGGAGTGAGTCAGGTGTTTGCACTTGGCCACACGTCGAACACCTTAAAAGGTTACAGGGGTGCACCTATATAGGTACCGCGCCTCATAGTACTGCTAGGGTCTATAAAGAGATAGATCCACTATACCATGACCTATTAAAAGTAAAGGAGCTAACAGATGAACTGGACTAAAGAATACATAGATGCAAGTATTGAGGCCTGTTTAGAGGGAGCTGACTGCAGTATATGCCCAGCACATATTAAGATGGTAGATCTTTTCGCTGAGACAGGGTTCGTAAACTCCTATTGCCCCATACATGAAGCACAAAGGCGAGCAGGAAAGGATTATCCTGCAGGGTGGGACAAGGACATGAACGCTCAAAGGCTTAATATAAAACATATTGAAAAGACTAAGGAGTTTTGCTATAAGCATTTAATGGACCCACTATATTATGACCTATTAAAAGTAAAGGAGATGGAGGATGGAAAGGATAATTAAATGGAAAGGCACACGCTATAGAGTATTACCTGAAGAACTTGCTTGTTCCTGTCGAGGATGTGAACTAGAGAACCAGGAAGAATGCCCTGATGCGGAATACCAAGATAATCACAGAGATCTTTGCTTCCCTGGAACAACTGACGGGGCAGGGGCAGGGGAAGGAGACTGTGACGCAGTATTAAAGGAAATAGACCCGCTATACCAGGACCTATTAAAAGTAAAGGAGCTAAGCGATGAAGAGGAAAATAAACTGGACGCCTGACCTGGTTAGAAAGTCTATAACGTTCTGTATAGACCAGCCTACGTGTAAGGGTTGCCCATCATACTCAGAAGAGCTGAAATCTGAGGAGGAGTGGCCTTGCGGTGGACTGGACTTCCGTAGCATGAGGATCAGCAATAAAACAGGCAAAAGGACAGCTGCAAGTATAAAGCAGTGTATAAAGGATAACATTGAAGTGCTATGCGATGGGTTATACGTAGACCTATTGAAAGCAAAGGAGCTAACAGATGGCGAATGTAAGAAGACCAACAAAAAAGGAAGCTAAGGCCCTCCATGAAATAGACGGCATGTATTATAAACTGAAACATGATGTCGAAGGGGACTGCGATGCTTGCGACCTTATTAGACACCCTCCAAACTGTGATGAAATGCAAAGAAGCTGTGCCGCCACTAAGATGGTAGACATACTATGCTATGAACACGTCTATAAGAGGGTGGACCCACTCTACCAGGACCTACTAAAACTAAAGGAGCTAACAGATGCATCTACCAAGTCCAGCAATGACTAAGAGCATCAAGCAACTTGGTGTTCGCCTATTTAGAATAGAATACTACGATGGCACGGTTATTACTGTGCGCCGTAAGAGCAAGCTAGATAGAGGAAACGACAGAGTATGTGAATATTGTTGTATACCGGACTATGCCCCTAAGGAGAAGGACGCAGCAGTTTTTGGTACTATTAAATACCACTGCCCGGCATACAATAAACATTACCCAGCGTCTAAGTATCTATGCGATGCAGGTCAACCACCTGATGATACCTACCTTGAACTAGTGGACCCACTATACGCAGACTTATTACATGTAAAGGAGAGTAAAGATGGCGATACAACCAATAACGATGAAACTGAGGGATATAAGAGAGTACAAAGATATACACCTCCAGCTAATAGAAGATCCGGACGGTTGGGTTCTTAAATGATCACACAAAAGAACTTCTCAAATTAATAAAAGCACGGAAAGATAACATCGACAAATGTAAAGCATGTGGGGCTAGATTATGGATTTATGATGGTCCTATATTATGTCTTGAATGTCAGGAGGAGGTAACGGAAGGTGGAATATAAAGTAGTCAAAGATAAATGTCTGCATGTTACAGTGCAGAATAAAGAAGCAAGAGATACTGAAGATTATATAATTGACAGCAACGATAATGTTAAAATTAAAGTCGAAGGTAATAATCTGTATATAGAAGGATTAGATGGGAATTGGTATGTTACAGATAATAACCCAGAACACGCAATCGTAAACGGATTTATAGAGGAAGTAAAATGAATAAAATAAAACAAGTTATTGTAATGAGGAAGGATCTCAAGATGAGGAAAGGTAAGATGGTGGCCCAGGGTGCACACGCTTCTCTAAAAGTATTCTTCGACAAGATGGAAGAAACAGAAGTATGTGAATCCTTAGAAGACGAAAACGGTCAAAGCGAATTTCCTGGGTATGTATTCACGGTATCAGAAGCCGAACAGGAATGGATTAAAGGCAAGTTCACTAAGATATGTGTTAGTACAGATTCGGAAGAAGAACTTTTTGAAATAAAAAGAAAGGCTGAAGAGGTTGGTCTGACCGTCGCACTAATTATTGATTCGGGATTAACTGAATTTAATGGTGTTCTAACACCTACCTGCCTAGCTATTGGACCAGATTATGCAGATAAAATAGATCCGATTACTAGCGATCTTAAATTGCTCTGGTGAGTTAAATCGGGAACTCTAATAAATTTGCATTTTAACTCAGACTCGATTCTTTGTTGTCTGGAAGCAGTATTCGACTGGGCAGTACTTATGTTGATAGGAGACCCACTATGTGCAGACCTATTAAAGGTTAAGGAGCTAACCAATGAAAAAGAAGATAATAAATTGGACACCTGAACTAATCAGGAAGGTTATGTTCCATTGTCACTTTAAGAACGTGGATGGAACATGGTTAAACCCTACCGAGAAGCGTGATGTTTCAGCATGCGGTGGGTGCCCTGTCTACACTAGAGAGGAGCTCTGTGATGTCAGAGTATCCTCATATTTAAAGGAAGGGGCCACCTCTGCGCTGGGCCAGGATGACGATGAGGAATGGAAGGAGGTCTTGGATGAGGGGGTGGAGCGTATGATGAAGACTTTCCTGGATCCAGTATACATGGACCTGCTTAAAGTAAAGGAGATAAGCAATGGAACCATTGAAGAGTAAATATATAAACCCACAAGACCTTAAAGAAGGTTTAGAGAGATGCGTACTTCGCAGCAAAGAACCCGGTGAAGAGTGTAGCGAATGCCCTCTGTTCGAACCTGGTGATAGGTGTGTCAACTGGTGTAAATGCATAAGGGTTGATGAACACAAACTGCCTGAGGGCTCTTGGGTAAGCTTTATAATAAAGCATAAGGATGAAATACTCCGGAACGCAATAGAGCAGTACTCGGATCCATTATATGCAGATCTACTTAAAGTAAAGGAGCTAAGCGATGAGCAGTCTTAAATCAACTTGTAAGAGGTGCCGTAAGCTGATGCGTACTTGTGATGGTGAATGGGACTTTACGAAGGGTAACAGCCCCTTGAAGTGCAAAACGTACATACCACGCTATGTCAGTGACCCACTATACAGAGACTTATTAACATTAAAGGAGATATGCGATGGAGGAGACAATAAGACTAATTGAATACTCTGCTGAGGTTGTTAAGCCTAATAAGGTATACCTTATAAGAGCACAAGGAGGGCGGTCATATATGTTTAAAAAGGTATCAATTAAAGCTAAGGAGCACATTTGCCATACCTGTGCATTAAGCAAGCCTCCTCTATCCGCGGGGAATGTCGCATGCCCTCGGTTTAAGAACAACCATAGAGTATGCGGATACGGTAGTCATACACACCTACAGCTTATAGATCCTCTATACCAGGACCTACTACACGTTAAGGAGCTGAGCGATGAAGAAACAAATACAACTAACACCTAAGATGATTAGGGATACAGTATACCACTGTCTTGCTGATGGGGGCTGTAAGGGCTGTGGTAGTGGGTGTCCCATATATAATGGAGGCATAACACCTACTTGCACATCGGTTATATGTTTTACAGACTACCCCGCATGGTCCGCTGATGCCTTAGTGAAAGCTAAGAACAAGGAGCAATTAATAAAAGAGATCATAGAAGACAAGTGTGACGGTTTATACGTAGACCTACTTAAACTAAAGGAGCTAACAGATGACGAAAACATTGTCAGGAGTTACAATAAGACGGACCGAGACGATCCGCAAGATCGGTAGCCTGCTACGAAAGGCATCAAGGGATGCCAAGGAAAGGCAGGGCAACCATGCACCCAGCCCTAGAGGGGCATTTAAAGGTAAAGCAGCTGAGGACATAGCTGAAGAGCTCGGAATCAGTGCCTCATCTGGGGAACGCATAGTGAGAGTACTCAAGAGTGGTAGGAAGGGTCTTATCAGAAGTATGAGCTCTGGGGATATAACTGCAAATATTGCGGTTCAGGAGCTACTCAAAAAGCAGGTTAAATGAACGCATAATTATGGCATTATATACTAGAACGAAAGTTCTACTAGCTATATTTTTAGCACATAACGGAGAGGGTATACATAAAGCCACACATATCAGGGCCGCTGCAGAGCGCTGATTGGTATGTTTATTGTATGACCTCAGAGTGAGTAACAATGAACAACTAACAGAGCCTTATGGAGGAGGCACAAGAAATCAGATCTAAATCAGATCTAAATCCGAATGAAACAACAATGAAATAATGAGGTAATTAGTATGAGTAAAAAACAAAACAAGAGAAGTAGTATCGCCGCGAAAACCCACACTGGTAACACTAGTCACTACACCCCGACAAAGCATGATATCTCCAAGGAGTTTATAGACTCCTTGCGCATCGATCTCTATGTAGATAACTCGGGTGGACCTGGAAGATACACAACAAAGAACTCGGATGTATCTGTGACTACAGAATGCACCTGTATGCATGTGGCCAAGAAGGGTATCGTATGTATTGTGTATGAGCTCATCGGGAAGACATTCACGTCTTTGAGGGGCTTCCTGGGTCTCGCAGAGAACGTTACCCTGCTTAATGAGGATAGCAGCACATCTGCTCAGGACCTCAAAGGTAAGGTCCCCTCTTCAACCAAGATCTTCACATACACCGATATGAAGACTCTGTGTACGAAAGAGGGCATAGCCAAGGTTGCTAACATGAAGCAGTTTATGACTGACTATCCTTATGGTAAGGGTATGATTCATTTCTGTGCGGGACATGATAAGCGCCACCTTGAGGAACACGGCATGATCGAGAACGAGGTGCTTATAGATTTTGTTAAGCACGCTCGGGGTCTAGGCTTCAATGTTCACCTTAAAGCACTAGAAGGCGTTACTGGTTCGAAAACAACAACAGGCGGCTGGACATTCGTAACATGGGGTTTACCAGCTACAGTAAATGTACCGGGTTGGCACAATATTAAGTCAGCTGATGGGTTGGCTTTGTATAATGATATCGTGCGTCCCAGTAATAGCCACAATATAAAAAGAGCTAAGGAAAATGCATCGGAGGCTGTAGCGTTAATTAGGTTCAACGCTCTTTATACTGTTTTCCAGAAAGCATATGACGATGGCTGTTCTTATAGAGAGGCTGTACAAATTACAGCGCATGCAGCTAGATGTACAGTCGGGAGTGTGAGTGGCGAACAGTGTAGGGTATTTAATCATGCCAGTGACGAGGCATTACGTGCAGCATTGAGTGGAGAGGGAGTTCGTGGAGCCACCGTCCTCCTCAAAAAAGGCCGTTCAACGAATGCAAGTCGTTTTTATAGTAGAGGCAGAGGTAAAGGAGCCGGACATTCTATGGTGAGGACCGCTAAAGGCTCAAAGATCACTGCTGCTGTTATGGGTATGAATCCCCATAAGGAACTGGCAGACACTGTAACCAAAAAGGCTACAGAGCTCATCCAGTTGGCTGAGGAGCTGAAGGCATCAGCTGCTGAGTAGGTGATATAACAGCCGGTCCTTCGGGGCCGGCTTACTAGCTAAAGGAGGCCGGTGTGCAGAAGAAGAAATACTTAATAGGGGATGCTGCCAGGCTGGCCGTGTTAGCTGTACAGTTGGACGATGACTGGAAGATGATGGATGGGAGGGGAGTATCCTTTGGAAAACGCCCCCCTGTTTCACGTTGGAACGTCAGGATCTTTATAAGCAAGAAGAATGGCGCTGAGGATCCCAGCACATGTCTACATGAGTGCGGTTACTGCGGCGCTGTTTATGAGGGCTTTAGACCCCCCTCGATAATAGCATCCCTGAAACGTTCAGTATATAGGTGCACTATATGTGCGGAATGTGACGGTATAATGTGGTCACATAAAATGAGGGGTGTAATATTAGACCAGGATTAACTAAAGGAGAATGATATGGGTAGAGGTAGAAGAAATGAAGCACAGAAGGCAGCCATGAAGGAGGATTATAAGATCCTACACAAAGCAGCCCAGAGTGCTATCGATGGCCTGGGTACTGTAAAACAGATGGCCGAGATGTACGGAAAGCCACCCGGAAGGGTGACGGCTATGAAGCAGGTACTAACAGACCCTTATAGCTCCTCAGCATTAATGATAGCAGTCACAGCTGGGCTGTACGCGTTAGATTCGGCTTTACATGATATTCGTATCGAAAGAATAAGGCAGGAAGGTAAAGTAGCTATGCATGAAAGGGAACTGGCTGATATAGAGAAAACCACTTATGCAAGAGCCTACAATGATGGCCTTATGCGTTACGAAGGTGATCCTGTAGAGTTAGGGGATTTGACAGATTCGTTATATGTTTATTTGGAGGGCTTCGATATTGAGGCTAAGGTGGCCCCCTTAACATTCAAGGATGTTATCAAGTTCCGTAAAGACGTTAATAACCTCATAGACCACGTGGCCACAAAGGGATGAGGCACTATTATCATTAATTAAGCCACAATAAAAGGAGCCTTATGGATACTATAAGAGTAAATGAATATGTACAACGAACTAGAAGGGTATACCAAACGGTTTCCCGTCCTGTAAAGGTCGTTAAGGATCGCAAGGTAATTGCACTCCTTGAGAAGTCTATACCCAAGACAATGGAACGTAACTATGCTGAGATAAATAACTTTAGGGTTGCACTTGTAAAGAACGCTAAGTCCAGGGATGGCTATTGTGCATATACGCAGTATAGAGTGTATGAGCCTAAGGAGTACAAGAGTACTGATAAAGGATGGAATAGGCCCGCTGATAGGATCCCGTTGGACTGTTTCCTCCCGGGTAAGACAAGTAACTGGCATAAGCATGATGATTGCCCGACACTTTATGCATTCTACCGACAGTTTTACAGGTTGGCACTTAAGGAAGGGTCCCTGTATACAATAAAGAAGGAACTGCCCAAAAAGCTACTTGACCAGGTTATGATTAAGGCATTGGACATGAAGCTTGCCAGATAACAATAACAGCCGGTCCTTCGGGGCCGGCTTAACCCTCTCCTTTTTTTTTCGCTATTAGCTGGTTTTAGTACTATATTAAGGTATTAAATTTATTAGGAGAATATGAAATGGGTGATGAAGAACTGAATATTGATATTGAGGAACGCTATAAGCTATGCACCAAGTGCCTTGAGAAGGAGTACAAACCTGGTGGATCCCATTGCCTTATGGTTATCAAGAAGAGGATTGAACTAGCCGACGGAACTACTAAGTGGCTTAACCCTTTCTACATTGAGAAGCATGCTCGCCTTGTACAACCACTCAAGGATGATGTATGCACAAACTGTAAATTCAAGGAAGAACATGAAATGAGGGAGTTTGTAAGCAACCTATGAGCACACTAGCAGATAAATTAAAGAAGGCAGCAATGGATGTAAATATCGAAAAGGGTGATATATTATTAGGTGGTCGTTTTAAGAACCAACGTGAAGTAGTTAAAGAAATAGGCATAGATGAACTAGGCCAACCCACAGTAAACGGTAAGAAGCTATTGAGCTTTAGAATTGAAAAGGATCTACCTAAGGATAAACAAAGCAGGAAAACAAGAGATATGAATAAAGAAGCAGTTTGGCCTTTTTCTTCGGATAAAGATACGACGGGATGGTTAGCCGAGAGAGCTACGCTGGTTAACCGGGCTGACAAAGGAGACAAAGAAGCTATAGCGGAGCTGGATAGACTTGATTGGGAAACAGGGGCTCCTAGTTATGATAAAGGAGGCAAGACCTCACATGATGGTCTCTATAACAGTTTACTTAAATCTGTAAAGTCTGACCCAAGATTTACGGTGGAGAAAAAAGCAATGAATATTAAACAGAAAGGATACCTAGAGGGATACACACAGAAGGAAGCCGTATGCCAACGCCTCACCGAGGAAGAACGCAACGACCCTTCTGTACGTAGTCGTATGGACCGCGAGAAGGAGCTTATTGAAGAAGACTTCGCCGAAGCACGTAAGCAGCGTGACCTAAGGCTAGCCTCTAAAGAACCCCTACATAAGGGTGCTGCAGAGGATGATAAGCCAAACATGTGGGCCAATATGACACCAGAGCAACAGAAGTACCACAATGAACTGTTGATGGAAAGAATAGGGCTACAGAATGATCCACGTAACAGAGCTGCCAATATTGTGGCAGGGCAATCTAATGTTCCTAAGTTAGATCCTAATGAAATTAAAGACCGTGTAGATGCTAATAGTGTTAACTACCAATCTACAGAGAATCATAACCAGACAGCGAACCGCTTATGGGGTGAGGGCTTTAATAGTGCGCCACATATGAGGGATGATTCAGTAATGCCACAGTTCGCTAAGCAACTAGGTACTATGGGACCAATGAAGAGTCTGGCAGGCAAACTCAAAGGCGGCATTAAGTCAATGTCAGGGCCAGCTAAGCCAACTAAATTATCAGAAAAGCTAAACACAGCTAAAGGAGAATAATATGAATAATAGTTATTACAAAGGGTATACAATCGGTTACCTTACAAAGAAAGCAGCGATCGGTGGAGCCATGTCGGCACCACCAGCAGTAGCACCACCACCTCCAGCACCCGCTGCGCAGATGGCACCACCGGATATGGCAGCACCACAAGGTTTACCCGCGGTACCAACGGGGCTTAATGGGGAAGGAACCCCAGCAGGACCAGGGGCACCCGGAGTACCAGCACCAGGAGCAGGAGCACCAGGAATACCAAATGAATTAGGTGCAGGACCTGTAGATCCTATGGTACAGGCCAGAGAAGGCATCGAACAGCAGGTTGCACAGAACGAGCAAGAAACTGAAATGATGGCTCTGGATAACCAGTTACAAGGGTCGACCTTGAAGAAAGACAAAGAACAAGATAAAGCCGATGCGCTACAGGCTCAGATTGCTGAACGTGCCCAAGGCGTAACAGCTCAACCACGGTAGGAGTATACTATGAACAACAGCTATTTAAACGGATATATGATTGGATATCTTGAGAAGGAAGCAGGCGGTGAATATAGAACAAAGCCTAATAATGATGACACTATACAAACAGCCCACACAGCACCACCTAACCCGGCAGTACCGGAACCTAAGATTGACCAGGCAGCAGCCAAGGCATCAGTAAAGGCAGCTAACCCACCGGAACCTAAGATTGACCAGGCAGCAGCCAAGGCATCAGTAAAGGCAGCTAACCCGCCTAAGTTAGTGCCAGGATTCCAGAAGGACTGGGAATTCATTAAGAAGAACCCTCAATATAGTAAGTAGGTAATAATGAGCTATTCACGTTGGGGCAACAGTTGTTGGTACACCTATTGGTCATCAATGGGTGAGACCGACGCGACCAAACATATCAAAGACAAACAACAGTTTGATATCTCCGGCATGACCTCCTTTACCTATAGGGAGCTTAAGGATGATATTGATGGCTGCATCCAACAAGTTAGGCAGCTAGTCTGTGATAAAGGCGACAGCGATGCACGTCAGGACATGTTTATCCCTAACAATGTTACTGAAGATGAACTGAAGGAACTTAAAGGGTACATGGAGGAGTTCATAAAGGATATAGATACAGATGAGGACTTCATTGACCCGTTGTACGAAGATTTAAAAGAAGTAAAGAAAAGTCTAACGCGTTAGACAATAGGAGACAATTATGTCAATTAAACCTAGTGAAATCAATGTTAAGTTCTTAGGCTGTGAATTCACCATTAAGAACATGAGTTACAAGGTTGCGTTACTCCTTGCTGCTGCTATACTTATAGTCGCTCTCAGCATATCCTTCAGTTTTGTTAAAGGCTGGAGTACTATTAGTGCTGAGTTCGAGAAGAAAACCAAACAAATGGAAAAAGAGATTATAGAGGATAGCGCTGGAGGTAGCCACTAATGATGGATATTGCAACAGTAATAGCTGAAAATGAAGAGCACCTTATTAGCATGGACATGGAGATGTCTGATACCCTTATTAATAAGTTGTTAGCTTATTCGAAACATAACATGCCTGTTGAACGCATGCTAGAACTAAGAGTAGAATGGGCAGTACAGGATATACTAAAAGAATATATGGAAGCACTAGAAGATGCAACACCAGAGGAGAGAGCAAAAGCTCTGGTACACTTAAAAGAGGATTTTGATGATGATGGAAAGAAACTGTGAACATAGCTGCCAGTATAAGGCAGAGTGCAAAGGATTAAACGATAGAGCAGCCACAAGACGTAGAAAACCCTCTGTTATGAGGTGTTGTTCTTCACTGGCTAGCAAAGAATTCATACAAAAAGTAACTGAAAAAGGTCAGAACATACTTGAAGTAGGCTACGGTAAGAACCGGGGCCTTGTTAAGAATGCGCACCGCAAAGGACTTGTATGGTATGGTATAGAGCCATCACGCAGATGGGCCGCTAACGAAGAGAACCACAAGTATGCAGGGACTGCAGATAACATTCCATTCGACGAGCAGTACTTTGATAACGTTACAGCTATACAGAGCATGGAGCACTGGGAATCATATCAGGACAGCGTAGAAGATGGCATCAATGAGATACACCGTGTTCTAAAGCCTGGAGGTACCTTCTTTGCAATGATGCCTATGGGTGACCATGGAAGTCAGGTATTTATGGAAAGTGATGTAGAGGCCCTTAAGAAGCTATTTAAACGCAAAATGTGGAAGAGCATTCGATTTGTAAGATGGGGACCAGAGGCCTGCGACGCATGGCAACTGGCAATAACAGTAGTAAAGAGGTAAAGTAATATACACATTAAAGGAGCTATAATGAATGATAAAACACATATGACAGGATACCTGCAAGGGTACCTGAGCAAAAAAGCAGTAATTGGAGCAAGCACTACGCCACCGCCTAAGGTACTGTCTTCTCTTCCAGCTACAGGTGGGAACAATAATCCAGGATTCCAACCTCCTCCAGCGTTAGAAACACCAGCAGCCCCAGAGATCAAAATGCCAAGCACCATGAATCAGTTTCAGAATAATAAAGCAATGAATGCCGGTGGTAAGGTGCAGAATTCTAATTTTAATGCAGACTATAATGCATGGAAGAACACAGACACCCGTAGCCCTATACGTAGCTTTTTCAATGAGAAGCAGGACAAGTCCAGGGGTGAATGGGACAGGCAGAACGCAGCACAGCAACAACAAATTACACAGGATGGTGGACCAGGTGGTAATACAAGTAAAGCACTGAACCAGCTAAATCCAGTTACAGCTGAGAGTGAGCAGAATCAATTCCAAATGGAAGCAGGTAGTCTGGCCAACAACGCTAGAACGTCAGCGGATAAAAGAAATGCACAGAATGCAGCCTTTGCAGCACAACGTAAGCAGAGCCGTTCAGACCAATCAGCTCCAGCTGGTTCAATAGCAAGTACTTATAAACCATCAGCAGCCGTAGCCGAAGAAAGCATGACTCCTACACAACGTTATGCCAGTCGTCAAGCTATGCCTAACCTGCAAGATCGTAGGGATAAACGCCCAGCTAACCAAAGATATACAGAAGGCGGCGGACAGAATTCTGAATGGGTCAAACCTACTGGGCAATACTCAGCAGGGGTTAAAGTAGGGCCAGAGGCTGTAGCAGCGATGAGAGCAAAGAGGGAAGCTGTAAACCCTAATAACGCAACAGCTAAACTAGGAGCCGGTCACCATGCTAATAGAGTACAACAGTATATGGCTAACCAACCAGGTAGATCAGAGGCTGTAATGAATGCTTTACAAGGTATGAGAACTGGTGATAAACTAAGTGCACCTGAAGAAGAGATGGTAGCTAACATGCGCGGTAAGAACAATTCCAGAAGCAAACGTAACATTAGTACATTTGTTAAGAGAAACCAAGCAGGCAACACCGGCACAAACTGGGCTGAACTAGCTGCTGCTAACAAGATGAAAAAGAACAAGAGAGTATAATGGGGAGTTTATCAGAACATTTACATAAACAAGCAGAACTGACACCAGAAGAAACAGCTGCCAAGATTAAGAGTGCAGGTAAATGGGCCAAAGGCTTAAAGTACGGCGCTAAGGCTGCTGACCTGCCTTTTAAAATGTTACCCAAGGTAATATCGCAGGAGCAGGGTAAGAAGGGTATAGGATTCCTTGAGAAGATCTATAACCCTACTATCGGTAAACTTAAGCTTAATGAACGCCTTGGCTCCTTAGTACCTAATATGAAGTGGAAAGGAGGCGGCATAACTAAAGCAGAGGGCGGTGATGTCTTATTCCAGAACGGCCCAATACGCTTTCGTGTAAAACCAGAACCAGCAATGTACACAGCAATGATGTTCTTGTTAGCCCACAAGGCCTTCAAAGGACCTGCACGTAATGTAGGAGGGGCTCTTGGCATGAAGGCAAGAGGTAACATAGCCAGATTACCTTTTGCGGGGGCTAATGGTACTAATCTGTTCCAAAAAATAGAAAAAGCCGACAGGCTTGGCAGGAGACTAACACCAACACTAGGTTTAGCGGCATTACCAGCTGCAGCCACATGGCGTGCTGGAAAGGTATTCACTGATGAAAGAGACCCAGAGCAAGCCCCATTTCGCAATGAAGCACCTGAGGCGGCTGAGGCTCGTGGGTTTAAACAACAGGAAGACTACCTTAATCAGAAACGCACAGCAGATGAACTTAAAGGTGAGAGAACCCAAGACCAGACAATGATTAACAGGATGGCTAAGATGAATCCAAGGCGTGCTTCAATTATATCAGGTCTACTGGGCAGTGCAGCCGGATTAGCTATACCTGAGAAGAATAACTTCCTTTGGAGTATAGGCGGTGGACTTGCTGGAGCATCTCTGCCTTATGCAGTGAAATATCTGGCACAAAGATTAGAAGCATTAAATAAAAAAGCAGGTCTCACAGAGGATCTAGGCGGCTACGGTGATAAGCTCTTAGATGTATGGGATTCCGGTAAGATCCAGAAGCAATTAACACCTGAGGCACTTAAAGGACACGCAGGAACAGCCTGGAAAGGATTGAAGGCTGGTGGTCGTATTGCTGGTAACTATGTTAAGAAACACCCTTATGAAGTTGGTGGCATAGCAGCTAGTGCATTAGGCACAGGAGCACTTGTTAAAGGCTTCTCAGGAAAAGATAATCGTGCAGCTTGGTTAACAGGGGGTGGCGCACTACAGGGTATAGCTGCTATATTATATATGAAGTCCCTGAAGCGTAAAGGTAAGCAGCTGCCTAATATAACTATGAAGGAAATAAAAGACAGAGAGGCCGGTAAACCAAGACGCTATAATGGAGAGCATGAGTTACTTGATGTAGCTACAGAGGCATTACCACTAGCCATACAGAAGCTTATGCCAGGTTCTACTAAGCAGTTTACTAGGGATGAGATTAATCAAATGCTGCACATGGTTACAGCTAATAGGAATAATCCTGAGAAGATTAAGGAAATTCTAGGAACACAGTTACAGGGAACAGGTATTAATCCGAAGGATATAAAGGATATTATGGGTGCTAGTGATTTAGATCTGCACTCTATTCTAGGATTAGGAGCTAAGCTATCAGACGAATTCGAGGGTTACAAGAAGAACCCACCCAAGACAAAAAGCAAGAAGACATTATTAAGGCAAATGTACTATAAAGGTACACCGAACGAGCGGGCTAACATACTTAAAACATATCCGCAGTTCAGGCCATAAACAATAGGAGTTTAAAATGAATAGATTAGAAGGTATTTTAGGATCATTCCAGAAGATAGCAAGTGAGCTACCCCCTGTTGAGATCTCCCCGCGTATGCAGAACATCTTACAGAAGGCAGCTATCTGTCCTCAGATGATGGGATTAGGCATGGAAGAAGTTGGCGTCATAGACGAGGAAAAGATTAAAGGCGGCGCTGCTGACGGTAAAGAACCGGAAGAGATAGCCGATGAGCAGGGTTTAGAGGTAGATGAAGTAGAGGGAGCCATTGATCAAGGGCAGGCTATTGAGATGGAACACACCGATGATGCTAATATGGCCGGCGAAATAGCTACAGACCATGTTGAAGAGACCACACCTGATTACTATGATGAACTGGGTGGTATGGAAGAACAACTCAAAATGGAAAAGGAAAAAGGACTAGGTGATCCATCCCCTGAGGATAAAGAGATCATATTCCGTTTCCTACAGACACAGCAGGACCTTGATGATGCTACACTGCATAAGCTTTATATGGCTTTAGGCGTAGATCCACACGAAGGTGAAGAAGCAGTCTATTCTGCAATGAGCAACGAGTTAGGTGATGACCCAGCCGCAGCAGCAGAAGCAGCACAGAACGCCCAAGAGAAAGAAGTAGAGATCGAAGATGGGGAACTCGAACAGGATGATGACGAAGTTGTCACTGAAGAGAACCAAGCTAAACCTGAAGAAGAACCTAAGAAGGAGTACGTTAAAATGGCTTCAGACAACAAACCAATGATGACGGCTACAATAGCTGATATGTTTGCATTTATTACTAAACAAGCAGAAGCAGTCCCTGTAGCAGAACGAAAAGGACCAGACGATGATGATAACCAAGAAACTGAAGAAGTTCCTACACAGATTGCTAAGAACTCCCCTGATAACTCAGACGCCAAAGGAGTCTCCGCCATATCGGACGAGACTGGGGACCGTAAGGAAGACGAGGACGAAGAGGATGGTGAAAAGAACGAGAAAGTAGCAGAAGACAATACACCTCCATCCGCAGGGCCAACGTTCGCAGGTAGCCAGAAGGATAAACTGACCGCTATTAAAGAGCTTGGTGTTAAGTTCGGTAAGGTTAAAGCACAAGGATCAGCTCCAGCATCAGCTAAGCAGATACAGCCTGAGTCCTCTACAGAGAAGATAGCGCATATTAAACAGCTGTCAGGTAAACTAGGATTAATTAAATAGGAGTCATTATGACAAACGAATACATTTACGGCTACGAGAGTGGCTACGAAGAAGCAAGTGTTATCCAGAAGGAAGCAGTAGAGAAAGAAGCAATAGACCTTAAGGATATACTAAGAGCGGTAGCACCTGTACCTACAATGATGGCTGATACTGCTCTCGGAGATCTCCGTCCATACATGCCTAAGAAGTATGAACCATCTAGTTTCCATGATAAGATTCTAAAAGAGGATAGGACTTATATCAGCAACGAGGAAGAACAGAAAAAGAATAACATACTCGAGAATCTCCCCGCAACAACCACAGCAGGTGCAGGTGTAGGTGCAGGCTTGGGCTATTTAGCAGGCGGAAAGGGTAATAAAACCCTATCTACTGCAATAGGGGCAGGAACAGGCGCATTAGCAGGGACAGCAATACCTTATCTTATTGATAGGCTCTACAAACTAAAAAATGAGGGTGCATTCAATCTTAGATTACCCTCACAGGCTATGAGTCCACTAGGGCGTTAAACTGGCATTGAATATGCTTTAAATTTAGAAGGCTGGTCTGGTTAACAGTCCAGTCTTTTTTTATGGAGAATCATTATGGATATGGTAGGATGCGCACTAGGGGCAGCTGTAGTATTATTCATAATAGGTATGGTATGGTTCTGTATAAAAGAAATGTGTAAGAAAGGAGGCCCGGGCCCTAGATAGACCCAGGCATAAGATTAGTATTCTTCATTTTCCCTAAGGCCATCCTCAAAGGCCACACCTTCTACCATAGGGGTAAAGCTATCATCTTCCGGGCATAAAATACCGGGGAGGATATCATCTTCAATCATCTGGTTCACCAGTTCGGTTACTATAGCCAGTATTCTTTCAGTGTTATCAGGGTTGATATGAGGGGGTAGCTCTACTACCCCTAAGTTTAAATGCATCATATCAGTCTTTACGTCGAAGTCTAAACTAGGCTCCTTCCACTGAATTGCTTCCGGGTTATCACTCATGTTAATAGAGCCTCCTTTTTTTTGCTCTTAGCTGGTTTCTTCTTAGAAGCCGTGGCCTTTACATAAGCCTCTTTGAGCTCTTCAGGAGCAACATCCAGTTCACCTGTCAGTATATACTTAAGGCGTTTATACTCATCAGCGGATATTGTGATAGCACCTTCTTTAGACGGATCATGGGGATCAAGGATAAATATCATAGCTGGTTTACCCTGCCATGCCTCATTGAGTTCTGAGATACGCATGATCTGGATTACGAATTCCGCCTTATCAAGCGGCTTGACTGTTACATAGTCACCGGGTTCTAGTTTGTGTTGCATTACTGTCATGGTTATCTCCTATATACGGGTTACTTGTTCATTGATAGTTGCGAGATTCGCTGATATGTGATCTAACGAGTCCCTGATCTTCTCCAGGTCAGAGTAGGGCTCAGACTCCGGGCCGCACTCGTCCATAGGGGTGGCCCCTAATGCACGGTCTACATGGCGGTTTGTGGTCTCTCTTACTTCCATGGACACCATGTGCAAGCTATGGGCCTGATCTACTAGAGCCGTTAGCTGGGTCTCCTCTAGTGATACTTCTGCACAACACTCCTCGGTGAGTCCCTCTTTCGCGAGGAGATCTTTACTTGGGCATATCTTCTTCATACTGCTACCTCCAAAGGTACGTTGATTGTTTTAGATCTAGCGGCTTTACACTTGATCATCGTCTCTGGATACACATGCAGTGGTGTTAACGAGAAACCCTCCTCCGTGTCTCTATAAGTGTACACCTCTGCGTCTAATACTTCTATGGCTACACGTACTTCAATGCGTGCGCCCTTACTTGCCTGCCAACCTGGTAATAGGATAATAGTATCCACGTTACCATTGAGAATCATACATAGGTCCCTTTTAAGGTAATAACTCCAGGCCTGTTCACCTTCATCCATATCTGATGGGTTAATAAGCTTCCTAAGCAGACCGGACCTAACCAGTATGCCTCCTACTCTACGAAACTCCGGATGATTGTACTCTTCAATATCAGTCATCGGACCACTTAAATACCCTATATTCATAGTCTCCTCCTATTGCTTTACGCCGTTAATCCAAAAATCTACTGTAAAGGAACCTGTTCCCCACTTAAACATAGTACTATCAAATGGTCCTATATAAAGACTATCTATAATACCATCAAAATAATATGCATTAAGTATAAACAAATCCTTCTGTGCGTCTACTGTTAACATTAATCCTCTCCAAATAAAGCACCAAGTATACAGAAGGGTAGTACTACCCATAAACATATAACCCCAGTGCCTATGACTATTAAACCGGCGCATAACCACATAATAGCCTCTTTTAGTAATTTTGCAAGAATGTTCATCTTTCTAATGCCTCCGAGAAGTCTTCTAGTTTCTTTTTATTCTCCTGCATCTTCTCATAGACATTAGCACAGATCTGCATAGCAGCATCACTGGGGCTTATGGAAGTACCTGTCTCCATCCATCTCAATACAGCATGACTTACAATGTCCTCAAGCATAATGCACTTAGCTAGGTCAGCCATCTCAACTGGTTCAGGTAGGTCAGCCATTCTAGCTACTATGTTATGGTAACTACAACCAGACTTATGCTGCTGTAGCAACCATATACCAGTACCTGTCATAACCTCATGACGGAAGCCGGCCTCCTTATAGCGACCGGTCTTCTCATCCTTTGTGTAATACATTTCAGCTTCCATCATTATCCTCCTTTATAATAAGCCTTGTGCTTCGAAGTCGTCAACCGGGCCCATATCCTGCATGAATGAACTACCTATGTTATTCATATTGTTAATCATGCTCTCCATAGTATCAGCTTCCTCACGGCCTTCATGTACAATCTGTGCTGCTCCAAGGGCCATAGCATAACACATAAGAGCCTGGAAGTTCATAAAATCCTTTTCTGTACATTTTTCTCTATAACTGTTTTTGTAATCACAGTGGAACTCTATGTGGCAGTCCCGGCAGAGAGTTATACCGTTATCTACATCATATCTTTGCTCTTTAAAATACTTAGCACCGTTTTTATGATGTGCTTGCCTATTCTTAATGCTTGAGCATACTGCACATCGTGTATCCCGCCTTATAACTGCTGCTCTCCATTTTCGATAAGAAGGTGTTCTTCTAAAGTCGTCAGAGGCAGCAGTTGATTTTTTGGTAATAGGAGCAACTAAGGCGCGCTCAAGATCCCATCCTCGTTTTAAACGATCCTTAACTAGGTGGTATGATGTATTATAATAACGACACCATTGGGTCATTGTCCGGGTTTTACCGTTCAAGGTTTTCATATTGTTTGTACTCCTGTTGTTCGCCTGTTCTCTTTGTGTAGCCCAGTGGCAATTAGATTTAAAATAGCCTAAGTCATTATCCCGTCTATTCAGGATAAAAGGACCCTCCTCCGGGTGATCCTTAGGACGCAAGCCCATGTCCTCAAAGAAGCCTTCAAAGGTGTCCCAATGAGGGCAGACTGTTATGTCTCTTCCTCCGTATCTTTTATAAGATTTATGCTTAGGATTCGTGCATCTTGCTTTCATATTACGCCACGCTATATACTCATAGGTGTTATACATGCCGTGTTTTGTAAAAACAGTAGCGAGTGGGCACGAATTAGAACAGAACTCTCTGTTCCCCAAAACATTACTAGGAAGTGTAACAGTTTTACCGCAGTCACAGAGGCAGGTCCAAAGGGCTTTTCTATGCTTATTTGTACCTGCATGCCCAAGGACAGTTAATGTACCTATGCGCTCTCCCTCTCTATTCGTCATATTGTGTGCTGTCATATTAAAATACCTTGTTAATTATGTACTACCCCCTACAATACTGCGTTGTGTAACCATTTTCAAGTATTGACTACTTTGCCTCCAGTCTTGTTTACTCATTTGTAGACCTCCCGTTCAAGCCTCTTGACCTCTTCACGTAGATGGATAGGCTCTTTGTCTAACGCGTTAGACTTTTCCCCGTCGAAGTGCAGGGATATCTCCTCTTCATCCGCATACTCATAGGTCTTCTTAAAGATCGACTCTTTAATAGGATATAGTTCTCCTTCGACTCCCATTACTAAATACTCACCTGCTTCAGCATGCACAGCACCATTAGGCGTCATAACCTCAAAGGCCTCGTGGATAGGTGATGCAAAGATAGTTACAGGTTTCTTGCGATAGACCCTAAAGGATACTGGTGCATCCTCCGGAATTGGGTCCTCTTCATCAAATCCAAATTTTAACATGGTTACCTCCTATGTTAAATAAGCTTGTTCTTCATCGTCTGTTGTTGATGAACTATCATTGCTCCAAGACTCCTCACTCTCTTCGTGCCCTGGGCCAATATACTTCTGCATGAATGAAGCTATAAGGGCCTGTATATCCTCATTAGACCGGTATGGTCCAGCGGCCGATCCTTTAGCAGCATCATCATCCAGTTTATCAACGAGGTCATCCATACGACTTTTAACTTCACGATTATACTCAGCACACAGAATAGACTCAAATAAGGCAAATTCTGTGGTCGGAACATCTATCCTACCTGAACGGAAGTTTACCGTAACCTCTACAGCATCCTTCTCAATAACAGTAATTTCATCTGTGTTGATGATTACACCAAAGCCATCGGTGTTTGTTGATTTTATAAACATTATGTAATAGCTCCTTGAAGTTTCCGTGCGAGCCCCTGCTTCCGTGCAGTAGATATTGTCGTTGCATAATTGGAGTAAGCATTTCTTATCTCCTGAGGCGTCATGGTATGTTTATAGGTGGTACCTGTATCCGTAGTTGCAGTTGTAGCAGACGCGTCACTCAGATAATTATCTGTGACACTATTAGACGTAATAGTAGTGCTCCAAGTACTATCACCTGTACCAGACGAGCCAATCTCATAAGGCTGTTGAGAGTACTTATAGTCACCACTAAGATCGTACTCTTCTTGTGTGTCCTTTCCCGCTTCCTCTTCCTTAAGTAGGCCACTAAACGTCTCCATCTTCTGTTCCCAATAACCATCGTAGTCCTGGCTTAAATAACTAATAAGCTCATTATAGGTGATTTCGTTGATTTCTATATCTGCTGTGCCTTCAATGTTACTGGATAGAAAGAAGTTTCCATCCTTTTCTTTCTGCTCAATCGAAGAGACATCCTCCGGTCTAAGCGCGTGTTTCTTTCCTCCTGAATCTTCAAAGTGTATCATATCACTCCTCCTTTTAACTGTAGTGAATTCATTTTTACCGTCTAACCCAAACCAATATTTTTCTTGGTACATGTGTGGACTTACTATTCCTATCATATTAATTCCTCCTAACACAACATATAGTGTTTTCCTGAAAAGTCAAGCGATCTTTAACAGTTACTGCCTATTTGTACTATGCAGGCGCGTGTATTATATTAAGGAATGAATAACATTATGAGGGACACCTCAATTGAAGACACACTACAAAGAGGACAAAACAAAATGCAAAAGACTAGTGCAGACAAAAAGACAGATATTTACCTTAAAGCGTACTACGGTGGTTACATAAGCAAAGAAGCTGGCTTTATGCAGGACATATATAAAGGATGGCAGGGTATGAAACCTCAACATAAGAAATGGATCGGCGCAGGCGTCGGTGGCATAGGAGCAGGTCTAGCCGGTGCGATAGGCGGTAAGATGATGGGTGCAAAGAATACACCTTTAATAGCCTTACTAACAGCATTGGCCGGTGGTTACGGTGGATGGCAGGCAGGTAGTGGTAAGAATGATTATATCAGCAAGTTACTGGCCTACCTAAGCGGGTCTAAACCAAAACCAGTAGCCCCATCCGGGAAAAACCCTTTAACCACACCGGGGCCTAACAATACACCTGCACCTGGGCCTATACCCAGAGATACTAGTATTCCTTTGGCAAAGCTACCTAAGGCTAAACCTGCAGACACCAGTATTCCAGCTCCTACCCCCAAAGAACTGACGGATAAGACTATTAATCAGGACAATGACGCGGCGTACACAAAGGAATACGACATAGGTAAAAAAGTTAATGGCATTGACTGAGCAACAACTTAAGGCCCTTACTAAATTACTAGGTTATTCAGCAGGAGGCGCCGGCGTTGGTGGTCTTCTTGAATACCTTATAAGAGGGCGCGCAGGCGCAACAGGTATCCTCGGTGGAGCAGCCGCGGGTGCTGGTGGATATCTAGCCACCGATAAAGGTGCTAGAGACCAACTCGGTAAATTCTACAACTACATGACGTCCACCACTGACGATAAGCTTGCTACTATGAAGGATAAAGGTGGAGCACCTCCTACAGTACCTACTAAAGCCCCTAAAGAAGTGAGCCGCTTCGACCAGTATATGGATTACATGGTTAAAGGCATGGAAGGTAAAGGATACACACCCGAACGTATTAAGAATGAAATAGCAGATTATTATGATCAATACCAGAAGGTACCACCCTCCCTGGATCATTTAGATGCATCCATTAAAGGAACAACATTAGATTCAATGCCCGGCACAGGTGGTGGTATTTCCAATTCTTTTCTCTTAGGTGTATCAGAGGATCTAGGTTTAGGAAGAATCAACCCAGATAGTCCTGAACAGAAGCAAGACATCACGGATAAGATCATGAACTGGGGTTTCTGGGGATCATTAGGAACACAATTAGGAGCCTCTCGTATTAAAGGAGGCGCCGGCGTAAGTGGCGTAGCTAGTAAGGTAGGGGGCGTAGCCAACAAGCTTACTCTCGGGTTACTCCTAGCCGAGCAGGCTAAGAAGTTCGCATTAGCAAGATTTTCAGAGGAACATGGAGCTGCTAGAGATAAGTCTAAAGGTAGAGAACGCTCTTTCGCCATACAAGGAGGCCTCCCAGGTAATGAGGCCTATGAACAACGCCAACTAGGCAGATCAACTTCAGCGTTGGTAAGAGGACTAGGTGCAGCAGCCGTGGGGACTAAGTCCCCTGAAACGGCTGCCTGGATATGGCCCGGAGATTATATGGCAGATGCAGCCAGAACTACTAACTATTTAGACCCTACTAGAATGGGGTATAACCTAGTAACAGGCCAAGCAGGTAAAGATACCAAATCAAAGGCTATCGCAACCTTAGTAAGAGATGCAGGTAGTTGGTGGGGTGGCCTAGCTACCAAAGGTAAACCAAGCATGCCACGTACCTTAGATATCAACAGAGAAGGCACAGCGCCTATCTCCGATCAAGATGTCCATAACTACATGAGTAGTCTTCCAGATGACAGTCCAATTAGGGCTAGCATCAACAGACAATATAAATTACAACAGAAGTAATTAGTTTCGTCGTTTGACTTATCCCCGACCCCTGCTATATTGTAATTGTAAAACAACATATTGTGATAGGAGGAATTCATTATGTTAAGACCAATCGGAATAACAGGAAAGATTGCAGCAGGCAAGGACACATTCGCGGACATGCTTATTGCACACGACTGCAAAATGTTTACTAAGTACTCATTGGCAGCACCCATGAAGAAGATGGCTACCGAAGTCTTCGGCTTCACACAGGAGCAGGTAACAGACCACACCCTTAAGGAGACTACAGACGAGTTTTGGGATATCACTCCTAGACGCTTCCTGCAGATCATGGGCACGGATATGTTCCGCGACGTATTCAGAGAGGATGTATGGCTTAAGATGGCTGAGAAGCACATGAGAGAGCACGAGGACAAGCATGTAGTTATCTCAGACATAAGATTTCTAAATGAAGCAGAGTTCATCCGGGATCTTGGAGGAATAGTAATCAGAATAGATCGCCCGGGCCAACCTGAAGCTGAGAATGCTATCAAACATTCCAGTGAGGCAGGCATACCAGACGAACTCATTAACCATGTAGTAGCAAACGATTCAACAATCTGTAGCCTTAATTGGCAGGTTAACACATTTTGGGTACCGCAGATACTGGAGGAGGACTAATATGAAAGAAGTACCATTACCATTTAGAAGCGGATTCTATCTAACAGCACACAGTTTGGTCACACAGGAGGGTGGGTGCATGCCTATGCTAGGACGCACGCGTGATAAGTGTATGTATGTATTAACAGCAGAGCCTGTTGATGGCGAATACATACTACTTGAGGACGATGTAGCTATGATGAAGAACGAAGAGATACCCAATGCACTTAAGGAAGGTAGCATGGGTTACTATACTATGGCACAAGTCGATCTTATTCCGTATCATATATTTAATCAGTGGGAGAAGCGTGATTACATGTTATTCGCGGTAAGAGTCAATGACCTGGTTTATGATACTAAGACAAAGAAGACCTTAATATCCACGGACCGTAAGCTATACTACATGGATAGCCACTTTACAGGCGATGTAGCAGTACCACCACCGGCTCCTTCTAGAGGAGAACGTTCGGACGATATTGCGCTGGGTGTGGAACTTAAGATAGTCTCAAGCTCCATCCTTATGCAGCAAAAGCGTAATGAGGTAGCCAACGGGGTTGAGTGCACATACGATACCAAACGTGCTAATAAGATAATGAAAGCAGCAAAACGAGGTAAATAATGGCCAATGACAGAGCATTAGTAGAAGAGAAGGAAGCGGAGTCATATGAATACATTGATAAGGTCAAGGAGACCATACTACCGCACACTAGCCGTACTGGAGGCATTGAAGGAGTCAAAGACCCTTACCCTGCTATCAAGTACCGTAAGTTTGAAGGCGAGCGACTGGTACAGGAATCAGAGCTTACTAACATTAAACACCCGGAACTAGTAGAAGAAGAACCAAGTATTGGGTTTGTAGCACCATCTCTAGGCGGTGACCCTATTCAGGACCCCTCATTGCCTGTGCCACCCACAAGAGCCGGCATTAAGCAGCCTGACTCAATCTCATCAGTGCACCCAGTGGCTACTACTCCGATTGATCCTAACTTAGAGATGATGAGGATGATGAAGGAGATGGTTATGCAACAACGTGTAGCACCTCCCCAGAACGAACCACCTAAGTCATCCAGTATACCTACTGATGGTATCATAACAGATACCAAAGGCGAATATACATCGGTTACATTTACCGGTCCCTTTGGTGAAGTATCCGCTCCTTTCCAGAAAGTAGTAGATGGTGAGCTTTGTGTAGCACTGGTACAAGATACTAACAGTGCTTTCAATTATAACCCACCTATTGCTGATGATGTAAGCATCCTAATGGAGTGGCAGGAGAAGAGCAGTAAACGGACTCAACCTGTTATTAATGCGGGACTCTCATTTAAACTGTCTAAGACCGAGAAGGTCATAGTCTTATTAAAGGACGGTAGTTGAATACAACCGAGTATTAAACTATAGTACTGTATGGAAAAAATAAGTAAACAACGTATTATCTGTTCAATCTCTGGTTGTTCGCACGAGGCGGAAGAGGACTCAAGTCCCCCACTGTGCAATGCGCACTCCCATGAGAAAACTGCATCAAGTGGCTCGGACTTCGGTCTTAAAGCTGCCGCGGAGATGAGTGAACAATTATGGAGACACAACAAAGATGTACTCAACTAAATTCCCGTTGAACAGCAGGATCATTGACTTCCCTGACCCGTTCATGAGCTTCTCGAACATTATCTACCCATCCACAGTACAGGAAGTATTCTATTGGGCAGACAGGCTATGGTTACGTAATGGGATCTATTCTCAGGCCATTAAAAAATGTGTTCGTTACTTCCTTAACGACATAGACCTGACAGGGGACGACCTAAGCCATGACACACGTAAGAAATACCAAACCTTCCTAATGGAACAGATGAATATACTGGACCAGCTTGGGCAGGTAGGTGATGATGTAATCGCCTATGGTAACAGCTTCACATCAGTATCAGTACCGTTAAGGCGGTCCTTGGTATGTCCTAATAAAGATTGTGGACTATCCCGACCTCTTGAAACACTGAAGTTAGATGAAGACTACAAGTGGAAAGATTATAGCTTTGTAGGGGACTGTCCTCAGTGTAAAATGAAAGCACAAACCTTTAGACGCATTGATGCCAGCGGTGTCAGTAAGCATTCAAAAATTAAAATCATTAGATGGGCACCTCAGTATGTTTCTATTAAACATTGCTCTATCACTGGTGAATCCGATTACTACTATGAGATCCCGGCGGAAGAGAAAAGACGTATCAAGGACGGTGACCCTGTGTTTATACGTTCTATGCCGTGGGAACTTATAGAGTCTGTTAAGAACGACAGGCCATTTAAGTTTAATAAGGAAACATTTTATCATCTAAAATGTAATACTGCAGCAAATCTTGTCCCTATGTTGAAGGGTTGGGGCTTACCTCTGTTTATGTCTAACTTCTCACAAGTTGTTCACCTCCAAATACTTGAGAGATTTAATGAGGCGATTGCGATGGATTACATCGTACCATTCAGAGTTCTGACTCCTCCGACAACTGGGGGCGCTTCAAAAACAGATCCTATGTTATCTAATAACATGGGTAACTTTATGGGAGCTGTAAGACGTATGGTCAAACAGCATCGCCAGGACCCGACTTCTTGGCATACATTACCATTCCCTCTAGAATATCAGGCAATCGGTGGAGAAGCTAAATCACTGGTACCTGTTGAACTTATTGACAGAGCACAAGACGTACTGTTAACTAGTATGGGTGTTCCACAAGAGTTCTATCGTGGGTCTATCACTATGGGAGGCAGTGGTCCTCCAATCTCTCTTCGTATGTTCGAAAAGACTTGGACGCATTATACCACTATGCTTGACGACTGGTTAGGTTGGTTTCTAGTCCAGTGCGGTCGTATCATGGGATGGGAAGGTAACATTACCGGAAAACTTGAACGTACTAGTATTGTTGAAGACGAAATGGGTAAACAAGTTAAGCTTAATCTAGCTAGCGCTAAAGTCATCTCTAACCGTACAGCCCTTAAAGCATTCGGTATTGATATGGACCGTGAACGCGAACAGATCATCGAAGAAGACCGTATTATGAACGAGTTAATGCGCGAAGAACAGAAGAAGGATGAACAGACTATGATGCTCACGGAGCAGATGGCTACTATTCCTCCAGACGCAGCAGCTCAGAATATGGGTATGCCTCCGGGCGCAGAAGGTGGAGCACCACCTGCAGGCGGACCAGTAGGCGCAGCACCTATGCCTCCAGCAGGAGCAGCTCCTATGGGCGGTGGTACACCTTCTATGGATGATATGATGGCACAAGCTGAGCAGACAGCTCAGCAGATTATGTCTATGGACCCAACAACTAGACGTAATGAGCTCACTAATCTCAAGAAGAGCAATCCTACATTACACGCTCAAGTTAAGCAAATGATATCAGACATGGAGCAGGGTGTTAAATCAAACGCCCTAGCCCAAGCTAAGCAACAAGCGTCACAAGGCGGCGGTGCTATGTAATCACGGAATGGCCAATAGTGCTTTCTGAGGTTATATTAATAGTATAAATATGTAGGAGTAAAACTATGAACAGCATTCAATTTGTTGAATATATGAATAAACAGGCAGGACCTGGTTACACAGATGACACTATAAAAGCCGCTAAGGGTATATATGGTGATGATAAACCGGGTGCATTGGATGCCCTCAAAGGCAGAGCAAAGGCTCAGTGGCAGATGCAGCGCGCTGCTCCATCGGCCGCCCAGGCCAGAGAACAGGGAAACCTTATATCATCTTCTGATGCAGGTCTTTCTATGGACCAGCTCAAAGCAAAACGTGAACGCGTAGCCCGTGTTGATAAACCCTTCAGAGCTCAATCCAAAGTTTCACTTACAACCCCCGCCCAGTCACGATACACATCAGGCGTTGCTAGTCGTATGGGCAAGCACCTAGGAAAAGAAGACAGCACGTTTGATAAGTTTCTAGGATGGGCAACAGGGTCTCAGAATAGGAAAGCAACGGAAATGGATGCCCTATTAAAAGATATCAAAGCCAACCCTGACGGAGAAGCAGCCCGGCAGGCAGGGTTTACACCCGGCTCCCTCTGGAATCCCAGTACGTGGGGTTCAAGTGCTATTAATAGAGGAATTGTAGATAAGTCAGTAGCCGCCAATATACCAGCCGCTGTAAAGCAACAGCAGCAAGAAGCTTTAGCAGCCTTCTGGGCTAAGAATAAAGAGTGGTTAATTGCAGCAGGTATCGGCGTAGGTGGATTAGGTCTATTACTCACAACCCTCATGATGTCAGGCGGGCAACAACAAGCCCAACAACAGCAGCAACAACCACAAGCACCCTCACCGTGGTGGGCTAATAAAAACTTTAGAGGCTATAACTTCAGAGGTAGAGCATAATGGATGATAGGTTAGCAAAAGAAGCATTTGTGGATGATATGTTGGACCAAGTCGGTAAATTCGACTTAGCATCTATTCCTAAGACATGGCGCAAGATGACTGGGAATCCACTAGGGTCCGCACTTGCCACAGGAGCAGCTGTTGCTTTGCCTGCTTACTTCATGGCTAGACCAATGGCTAGAGGGCTCACAAATTTAAAAGGTAGACTACTAAGGCAGTCACCTGAACAGATCCAAGCTGAATTAGCTAAGGTAAACAATGCAGGAGACTTCAGAGGTCGCCTAGCTACTATCTTAGGTTTACTAGCAGCAGGTGGGTCTTTAGCACACAATTATGTACCTAAGTCAGTGCAGCCAGACAGTGGAGGGCTTAAGAGCCTTCTAACCTGGGATCACAAGTGGCCTGACGATGGTACGATGTCTCCAGACGAGTTTAATAAGAGGAAGGACGCTATCCCAAAGATACCGCCTAACTATCTTCAGAAGCAACAGATGGCTAAAGAAGCAGGCTACAATGCAGCTTATATGAATCCTTTACACGACCATCCTGGTATTCCTGTTGATTACTCGCTTGACCTTATATGGGGAGACAAGTATCTTAATGGTAAAGAGAAGATCAATGCCAGCAAACCATTTGAGAATGCTGGGGAAGGTAAATCAGGTATGATCTCCACAGGGGATCTCGCACGAGGCGCACTACGGGCCGGGTTCGGAGCAGGCGCAGGTTATCTTCTAGCCAATACAATGGGTAAAGTATTAAGTGCACCACAGGCAGTCACCCAAACACTGTCAGCAACAGGTGCCTTAGCAGGTATGTTAAAGAATACAGGAGTAATTTAAATGTCAAAACCAATAGAACAATATTGTAACTATATGCATAAAGAGGCGGTTAATCCATTAGCAGCCTTATATATAGCTTATACATCTGGAGAAGCACTCTCAGGACAGGCTATGTCCATGGGGCTCGCTCTAGCTGCACTAGCAGGAGGAACCGGAGGTTATGTCGCGTCTAAACTCACCTCTCCAGGTAAGAGAGATGTTAAGAACGTACAAAAAGCTTTCCTTCGGGATAAATTGCAGAGTGAACTGTCGAGGTCTAATCGCGAGGAACAGCTCTCTCAGTTAAAAGAACAGAGTTTACCTGGGGCTCCCAAACCTAAGAGTTTACATATATGAGTGACACAATTAAGGAGGTAGAAGAACCCACATCTATCAAGATAACAGGGGACTTCGAGGGAATACCATATAGAGGTGTTCCAATCAATCTGAAGAAGACGGATAAGCCCGAAGACTTCATGAAGTTGAACACGGTATTATACGTCAAACGGTTTGAGCTGTCTGATGAGAAACAGCTTAAAGAATATGAAGAAGTATGTCAAAAAATACAGGATGGCCACGCACAACAATCCTATGAGAAAATGGAGTACATACCTGATGAAAAGCATTGGGTAGCTTTAGTACGATGGATAGACTACTGGTACAGTCCACTGGGAGAACCTGAAAAATGATAAAGAAACAAGCCGAGTCCACATCAGAGATGACTCCCGGTACACTCGCGAATCTCGCACTGAATCCGTGGGCATCAGTACTGCCGGGTTCTAAATACTTTATACCCGAGTTTATTGAGAATATGAAGGCTAAGTATAGGGATAACCCTCCAATACCCTTTACAGGTAATGCATCTTTTGATAAGAATCTGTTTCATGGTATGGCAACAGGTGGTACAGCTATGGCTCTAGCAGCATTGGCTCGGTACATCATGCATACATCGCAGGATAAAGAGCTAGACAAAACACTTAGAACAGACTCACGTGAGGCGACCGTAGGCGCTACTAATCCTATATTCTCACCAGACCCCTACTTAGATGATTTAGCAGAAGAGCAGGCCCAGCAGGGCATAGGCATCGATAAGTCTGCGGAAGAAGCTGTCAAAGAAGAACCCAAGCCTGATACAGGCGGCGTCGATATCAGCCCATGGCTCAAAGCTATAGTTCCTTTATCCATGATGATAGGCGGCGGTATGATAGGATATCAAGGTGTTGATAAAATATTAGAGCGTAATCGTAAAAGTGAACTAGACACTGACATTGATGAGCTTAGTAATAAATTAGATAAGGCCAACTATACTAAATTAATGAGAGCACGGGGCCTAGATCCAGATGAGCTACCACCTCCTGTACCACCTGGACAAGAGATGAGCGCAGACGGGCAGGTATCTCCTATACCTAAACAAGCCCTTGAGGATTCAGCTAAAAATGCAATTAAATCTATGGCAGCATTAGTTATGCTAAGTGTTGCAGCGAGTAGTGGTGTACTTACGAAACGATATTTCGACGGAGAAGATCCACAGAGAGCAGAGTACAGCGAAATGCAGCAGGCTCTTAAAGAGTTAAAGATGAGAGAACAGCGTAAAACTCCTATATCAATAGCTCCAATAGCACCAGCGCTCGAACAGAACCTTAACAAACACCTGGGTAGCCCACAATCAGCAGTAAGCCATAGTTTACCGTCCAAAATCGAAGAGACCCCTGTAGACATGCCTGTCTCAGGTCTCAACAAAGATAAGTCGGACAGAACAATGGCATTACTATGACCCAAACATTTTTATCGGAATTAAAGAAGCAACCTACGTACAGGTATGACATTTTAGATTTTGATGGCATAAGAAACGCCACAATGGATAATGTCAAAGCTGCTGTATCGCAACGTTTCCCTTTAGAGAATGATGATTATACTCTAGCTGTAGATGAAGTGGATTACGATGGCCCGGATAGTTATTCCCTAAAGGAGCAGAAAGAAGCAATCCTAAAAGGTAGAAGCCTAGGTCGTAGACTTAAGGGTAGATGGACACTTACCGATAAACTCACAGGCAAACCAGTAAGCCAGACTAAGAAAGTTACTTTACTTAATGTTCCTTATATTACTCCACGTGGTACTTATATCCGTAATGGCCATGAGATGACTATTGGACACGTGCTGCGCCTAAACCCGGGTGTTTACTCGCGGGTAAAGGCTAATGGATTATATGAGGCCCATGTTAATGTAGAACAAGGTACAGGTTCCCAGTTTAAGATGGAGATCGACCCAGAGACTGGTGTATTTAATATTCGTAAGGGTAATGTCAATGCAAGGCTTTATCCTATTCTCAGATCCATGGGTATCCCTGATAAGAAAATAGAGGAGATGTGGGGCACTGAATTGCTCAATACCAACAGGCTGGCAAGTTCCGGAACTATGGTAACACGTAATCTTCAAAAGCTACTACCCAAGGAAGCCTCTGACGGCACGAAAGCCAATTACGTGACTCTGAGTCCGGATGATGCTAAAGCGCTCTTAGAATCGTTTGGAACGATGCGACTAGACCCTGTATCCACAGAAGCCACTCTTGGCAAGCCTTATGACAGAGTATCACCTGATATGCTGTTAGGTACATCGGATAAACTATTAAGATTAGCTAAAGGCACATCAAAGGCAGATAATAGGGATAGCATGCAGTTTCAGAAAGTATATGGACCTGCTGAGATTTTTGCAGAACGTATTGTCAAAGATGGTGGCCGACTAGGCCGTGCCCTCTTATGGAAGGCTACAAACAAAAAGAACCTGGACTTTATGTCATCTGGTGCACTTAATGCACATGTTGACGGAGTCTTTAATGAATCAAAATTAGCACAGTACATTGACGGGTCAAGCCCTTTTGATGCTATTGACTCAGCTACACGTATTACACGTCTAGGCGAGGGAGGCTTGAGCAGCCAACGTTTAGCATCTGATGAGATGAGATTGGTACAGAACTCCTTTAAAGGATACATAGACCCGATCAGATCACCAGAGTCTCTCGCCGTGGGACTACAAATGTTCATGACACAGAATACACGTAAAGGACATGATGGCCTACTATATACACAGTTATTCAACCCACGCACAGGTAAGAAAGAATGGGTAGACTCTAAGACAGCAGCAACAGCCAATATAGCTACTTCGGAGTACATGGATACTAAAGACCCTTATATCCCTCTAGTGGGTGGAGAGCGTGGTGTACATATAGCACCCCGTAAAGATGTGGACTACTATCTTAGTGATGATAATAACATGTTCTCATTGGGTTCTAACATGGTACCATTCAAGGGCGGTGTTAAAGGTATGAGATTATTGATGGGGTGCCTGGCTCCTGATACTAATATTATAATTAAAAAAGCTGATAATAGTATATTTTATGGTCATATAGAGAATTACGAATGGCACCAAGGAGACCAAGCGCACTCAGTTGATCAGACTACTGGAAAGACAACCTGGAGAGGGGTTGAGCGATTGGTGCCTAATTATAATAAAATAGATATGTTAGAAGTTAAATTAAAAAGTGGTAGAAAACTAACTACAACTGTTAATCATAAATGGGTGACTATGAGTGAACAAGGAACTTTAGAAAAGATCACAGCTCAGAATCTAGTTATGGGTACACCCATCCCCAGAGAAGGTTGGTTAGACTTCCCCATGGAAGAAGGCATCACATCTGTGACCATAGGGAAGGGGGCCAAGCATAATAGTTTTTCGGGCTTTGAGATGGAGCTCACAGAGGGCGTGGGATACATGCTGGGTTTATATACTGCAGAGGGCTGGTTACAAGGAGATAGGGGCCATGGATATGGTACAACAAGCTGGGCAGTTGATAGACCGGAATTGCAGAAGAGATTATGTGCTGTATTAGATGACTTGGATCTTAAGTATAAAATAAGACGCAATGGTGCCGACCCTCATAAGAAGGTAGTGGTCAATCACTCAGGGTTTGCACGTTGGTTACATGCTAATTTGGAAACGGGTTCTTACAAGAAGAAGGTTGCGGGACTGATCCTGCAGGCCCCCTTAGGGTGTAGGGAAGGTTTTATAGCTGGATTTTTTGACGGAGATGGTACTGTGATGGATAGAAGAGGCTACGCCAGGCTAATTACAGGTGTGAGAAGTTATGACCTTATAGAGGGTTTGTCGAACCTATTCAGCACACTACAGATTGATACAGTGGTTAGAGAAACCACAGCCCTCGATAAACCTATCTACTTACTCGAAGTAAGGTCCCAGCATTTACATAAAGTCCCGGTGCTTACTCATAACGAAAAAGCTAAGAGGATGTCTACGCTGAAACTGTGGTCCGGTAAAAAGAATATAGATTACATACCTATGTATAAAGATCTTCATGCCAGCGTACTACAGCGATCTACCCGTAAGGAGCACTTTAGACATCGCGCATATGTTAATCAACATACGAAACAATCATTACAAGAGCGCATATCCTCCGAGGAATGCATCTGGTTAGATAGTGAGATAAGGTGGGATAGCGTGGTTGGTATAAAGGACGTAGACCCTGTAGCCATTACATATGATCTGGATCTCAATGACCACACATTCTCAGTAGGTCAAGGTATATTTGTACATAATAGTAAATACGCTACACAGGCTTTACCCTTAGTTAATAGAGAAGCAGCACTAACACGTAGCGCAGATGGTACAGGTACCGGTTCTGTAGAAAGATTAGCAGGTAAATACACAGGAGCGGTCCAGGCACCTAAAGCAGGTGTCGTAAAACAAGTACGTAAAGATAAAATAATCGTTGAATATATAGACGGGGAACAAGCAGAGCATGAGCTTTATGATAACTTCCCGGCCAACCAGAAGGGTTACCTAAGGAGCCATGCTGAAGTTAAAGCTGGTGATACGTTTAAGAAAGGTCAAGCACTAGCCTCAAGCAACTACACAGCTAATGATGGTGTGTTCGCGGGTGGTTTGAATCTTCGTACAGCTTTCATGAACTTTAAAGGCTCTAACTATGAGGATGCTATCGTAATATCAGAGGCAGCAGCTAAGAGATTAACATCCGAGTATATGTACAATACAAAGCTACCTAAAGAAAAACATCTATCCACAGATACCAAACGATATGTTAACATGTTCCCGGGCAAGTATACGGCAGATCAATTTGATAAGATGGATCCTAACGGTATGATTAAAACGGGTTCAGTTGTTGACAAAGGTGATCCACTTATACTAGGTATCAGAGAGAACCAGCCATCCCCCGGTACCGCGGGTCGTCGTACATTTACAGATGTCTCCGAGAAGTGGGAACATGATTACCCGGGAGTTATAACAGATGTAGTTACAGGTCGCGAGAATCACACAGTCTTCTCCAGAGCCAATGTACCTATGAAGGTAGGCGATAAGATGTGTTACTCTGAGGATACAGATCTGCTAACCTCAAAGGGGTGGAAGAATATTACGACTGTAACACTGGCTGATGAATTGGCCACCCTAGATCCTGATACAAAAAACATACAATACATCAACCCTTCAGCATTGCATAGCTACGACCACTCTGGTAGTATGCATGTAGTAGAAACAACACAGGTCAGCCTGTGTGTTACTGAGGAGCATAAACATTATGCAGCCCTTAGAAAGGGTAAAGAAGCAAGGTGGGAATATGGTCTTCATAAGGCCTCTGATTTATATGGTAAAAAGTACAGGCTGGAAAAAACGGGTAAGTGGAAAGGCATACACCAGGATACGTTCAAATTACCACCCGTTGTTATGGGTGTAGGTAGAACCATGAAACTTGTTGAGGGGCCTGAGGTTTCGATAGAGGCTTATCTGACTATAATGGGCATCTACCTATCCGACGGCAATTCAGTGTGGCAGCCTAGTAGTGGTTCTTATGGTTTTGATATAAGCCAAACAAAAGGTAATAATAAATATATACTGCAAAAGGCCTTTACCAGATTAGGTGTGAAGTGGTGTGAAGGGTCTCATTCTGAAAAAATAAGAGTGTATAGTAAGCACTGGGCTTCTTATCTCAAACAATTTGGAAAAGCACCCGAAAAGTACATACCTGATAACATACTGACCCTGTCACCTGATCTTTTGGCCATTTTTTATGAGTGGTTCATGTTCGGCGACGGGCACAGAACCCAAGCAGGACACGGAATAACTACAGTCTCCAGCCGTCTCGCAGGGGATTGGCAAAGATTATGTCTTCATATGGGAATGTCCGCCACTGTAAGACTTACAGATAAAGGTGGACCACGCATTATATGCGGACGAAATTGTTTTGCTAAACCATCCTACACGGTAAGCACATACCGATATAAAAACCAACCCACGATCAACCACGGGCATGCCAAGACACAGAAGGGTCAGACGGAATACTGGGATGAAAACTATTCAGGAAAGGTCTATTGCCCTGAGATGCCTTTTAATCACATAGTCTATACGAGACGTAATGGTAAAACAGTGTGGTCCGGTAATTCAAATAGATATGGTTCAAAGGGAGTAGTAGCAGAGGTTGTACCTGATAACCAAATGCCTTTAGATAAGAAGGGTAAACCATTCGAAATATTAATGAGTCCTCTAAGCGTCGTTTCCCGTACTAATCCGGCCCAGTTAATTGAAGTTGCCTATGGTAAGATAGCCCAGAAAAGAGGTAAAGCCATAGATCTACCGGCCTTTATGACTGAAGATGCGGCGGAGAAGGCGATGGCTGATCTAAAAGAAAACGGACTATCAGATACAGATGATCTGCTTGATCCTGAAACTGGTAAGACTATTCCTAAGGTATTTAACGGGATGGCTTACTATTATAAATTAAAACATACAGCTGAATCTAAAGAGTCAGGCCGTGGTACAGCTGGATATACAATGGATAACGTCCCAGCGTCAGGTGGCTATGAAGGTAGCAAACGGCTTGGTGGCTTAGAAACCTCAGCTTTAATAGGTCACTCTGTTATGGAAGTCCTTAAAGATGCTAAGATAGTTAAAGGGCAGGCCAACGATGAGTTCTGGCGTGCATTTAAATTTGGTAAGACTCCTACTATGCCTGGTACACCTTTAGTACATAGCAAGTTCTTTGAACACCTAAAGGGTGCTGGTATTAATGTACGTAAAGGCAAAAGCAGTATTGATATCTTCGGCATGAACAATGATGATGTAGGCCGTCTCAGCCAGGGTCGACAGGTTAAGTCAGCTGATACATTTGAGACTAACACATACAGACCAATTGATGGTGGCTTGTTCGGTAAAGATGTATTTGGACCGGACGGTAACCAGTGGGGTTATATCCCATTAGATGAACCTATCCCTAATCCTGTAATGGCTGATAGCTTACGCAGATCCTTAGATATGACATTAAAAGATTTCGAAGCAGTAGCAGAGGGCCGTAAAGAGTTGAATGGTGATACAGGGGGTAACGCATTAAAGAAAGCCCTAGGTAAGATCGACCTTACCAGAGAGGTCAAGTATGCCATGGAAGATATAAAGCGTAGCACGGGTACGCGTAGGGACAATGCGATTAAGAAGTATAGAGCATTAGCCAGCATCAAACTGCAGAAGATGCACCCTAAAGACTTCATGCTTGATAGAATACCAGTCCTACCACCTAAGTACAGACCTATTACATCTGTAGATGGTATGACAATGGTTGCTGATGCTAACTACCTCTATAAAGCACTGATAGATGCTAACAAAGATTTTAAAGACGCCAGAGAACAACTACCTGATGATATGCTGGGAGATGCTAGAGCTCAGATCTATAGAGGCTTTAAAGCAATAACAGGATTACACGACCCAGATGGAATTAAGCTACAGCAGAAGAATGTAGGTGGATTACTTAAGTGGGTATTCGGTAAGAGTTCCCCTAAGTATGGTGCCTTCCAACGCCGTGTTGTAGGATCTGCTGTTGACATGGTGGGCAGAGGAACAGTCACACCTAACCCAGCATTAAAGCTTAATCAGATCGGACTCCCAGAGGAACAGGCTTGGAACATCTATGAACCATTTGTTGTTAAAGCACTCATACAGGGTGGATATAAAGCAACAGACGCAGTTAAGATGACAGCTGAGAAACACCCAGCGGCTTATTCTCTACTACAAAAGGCAGTTGAGGAACGTCCTGTAATTCTGAACAGAGCACCTTCACTCCATAAGTTTAGCTTAATGGGTTTCTGGCCAGTACTGACAAAGGGTAGCACTATACAGGTTAGTCCTAGTATTGTAGGACCATTCAATATGGATTTTGATGGAGATGCAGCAAACTTCCACGTACCTGTATCACGTAAGGCGGCACAAGAAGTTGCGAGCAAGATGATGCCCGAACAGAACCTTTTGGATATAAAAGACTTTAAAGCTCATTATAAACCAATGAGGGAATATTTGCAGGGCCTTAACATAGCAACAAGACAAAAACCAGGTCCACCTGTTAAAGTTTTTAAGAGTAAGGCAGACGCCAAAGAAGCTTACAGGAAAGGCGAGATAGACGTAGATGATCCTATTCGTATAGTGGACAAAAGCTAAATACCCACGTATATTTAAGGATGTATCTAAAAAGTCTAACGCGTTAGACATTTCAAATATAAACAGGAGAATACAATGATTGATAGAAAACTGCTTAAAGGAGCGCGAGAAAGCCTCAAAAAAGAAGCCTTCGTACCCCTCACACCAGAAGCACAAGCGGCAGCAGCCGGCGGAGCACCTCCAATGGACCCAGCTATGATGGGCGGAGCACCTCCAATGGACCCAGCTATGATGGGTGGAGCACCTCCAATGCCACCAATGGACCCAGCAGCTATGGGCGGAGCCCCTCCAATGGATCCAGCTATGATGGGCGGAATGCCTCCAATAGACCCAGCAACAGGAATGCCAATAGACCCAGCAACAGGAATGCCGATGGACCCAGCTATGCTGGGCGGAGCACCTCCAATGCCCCCGGAAGAAGAAGGTGACGATGTCGTTAAAGTAAGTATGGATGATCTTAAAGCACTGATGGAAGAAGTAGCAGGCGCCAAAGCAGGCGACGCTGAAAAACCACGTCGTGCAACCAATGCAGAGATCATGGACAAATTAACAGAGTTGGAAACGTCACTTTCGGCCCTCGTGGGCGGAGAACCGACTCCAGCTGATACAGGTATGATGCCTCCTGAATTAGAGGGCGCACCAATGCCTCCAGGATCCCCTGAAGAAATCTCAGCATTACTACAGAGCACAGGAATGGGAATGCCCCCAGAAGGAGCAGCTCCACCTATGCCTCCAGGAATGCCTGTACAAGCAGCAGCCAAGTCTAACACTATTGCTAGCCTAGTTAGCTCTTTAAAGGAGAAACAGAGATGAGCCAGAAACTTAGAGATGAATTACATAAACTAGCCAATATACAAGTGACCAAGCTACAGAAAGAAGCAGCTGAAGGGGACGCCCCAGCACCAGTAGGTGCTGCTCCTGTAACACGTGAGCTTAGCAAGGGTGAGATTATTAAGTTTATGCTTCTCTATGGTGGCGGAGGTGCAGCACTCGGCGCAGGTCTAGGCGCTGTAACAGGTGGTATGGATAATGTCGGCGCGATAGCAGGCGGCGGCATCGCAGGCCTAGCAGGCGGATCTTTACTTGGAGTAATGGCTTTGAACGCTCGTAGAATCAGAGAACACTCTGCAGCGCGCGAACAAGGAGCAGGGACAGAGCTTATGAATAGAAGCTGGAACTTAGGGGAAGGTGGTTTACTAGAAAGCACTCCAAGTGCGGCAGCATTAGGAGCCGGAACAGGCGTAGCTGCCCAAATGTTAAGTAGTGGATCTTTAAACAAGGTGCCCGGGGCTGTAACCAAGATACCTGGGGCCTTAAAAAAGGTACCTAAACTCTTCAAGATGCCTAACTTTAAAAAATTCAAGATGCCTAGTTTCTCTAAACCCAATCTTAAACCTGGTAATCTACAAATGGGTGCTAACGCCGGTAAGTACGTGAAAGGTGGCAGTAAAGGTAGCATTAATGGTGCTAGTATCTATAAAAACCTCCAGGGAGGAGCGAAGAAGGCCGCTTTGTTTGCACTAATGGGTATAGGTGCACAAATCGGCATCAATGAGTACAGAGGCCAGGCAAGGCATAAACGTCTTTCAAAACTACCCCCTGAATAAACATGATCACGACAGTAGGCAAAGAACTAGTTAAAGATGCTTTACCTGCTGCTTATCGTTCTTATGCCGAAGAGGCTATAGATGGTAAGCGGATCGGTGATCTTATGACTGATCTTGCTAAGAAAGATCCAGGTAAGTATAACGACACCCTCCAAAAACTTAATAACATAGGTCGTAATGTAGCAACTACATATGGCCGTGAAGCTAGTATTAGTCTCAAAGATTTAACAGTCCCTGCCTCCATCAGGAATAAGAAGCAAGAACTCAAGCAAAGAATACACCTTATAACAAATAGCACAGGCCTTACATCTGAGCAGAAGCTTGATGAGATTACGAAGGTAACCAATAAAGCCTCCAAGAACTTATCCGAAACAGTATATAGGGATCTCTTGGCCCGTAACAACTCTATGGCCAGACAAATAGAAAGTGGCTCCAGAGGGAATAAGACACAGCTTATGCAGACTGTCTTCGGTGATATGCTTATGGCAGATTCTACAGGCAAGACAATACCATTCCCAGGACTGGACTCCTATGGTAGTGGTGTATCTCCTTTACCTTATTGGCTTGGTGCTCAATCCTCCAGAAAGGGCATGTGCCTCGCAGGAAGCACATTGGTTAGAATGGCTGATTTCTCCGTTAAAGCTATAAAAGACATAACCAAAGGTGAGAGGGTAATAGGAGCCGATACTGAAGGAAATACTTTTCCGGTAGAGGTTATCGACACTTTTGATAATGGGGAACGAAAAGTTAATGATTACACGTTCAGGGTAGGAAGGATGGATAATCTTGTAACACTAACAGCTACAGAAAACCATAAAGTCCTCTCTGTCATTAAGAATGGACAGGCAACACCTCATCTAAGAATCCCTTCTAAGCTACCTCTCAGCCAGGCATGGCGTTGTTTTGGCATGACACCGGCCGGCACCTATCAATGTAAGGCAGAAACCTCACAGCCGTATGCTCGTTTATTGGGCTTATTATTAGGCGATGGACATTTAAGCGAGAAATATAGTGTTACGTTATCTTCAATAGATGTTGATCTAATAGAGAAGCTTAACAAGGATCTAAACAATGTTCAGCTTAAACATATAAAGAGGAATAGAACGTCCGGAGAGCCCTCCTTAGAGTACGTAGTAATTGGAAAAGGGATTAGAGACCAAGCAAAACACAGAAACCCTATAAAAAGATGGCTTGATACCTTTGGATTACTGGGCACACATTCCCATACTAAGTTTATACCAGAGGAGAGTAAGAGATGGTCAAATGCTGATATAGCTAATTTGATACATGGGTTATATGAGTCGGACGGTTGGTGCCGCAAAGGTAGTAATACATCTAACTTACCAGGTGTAGGCTGGTCGATGTCTTCAGAAATATTATTGAACCAACTAAAAGAACTGTTACAAACCAGGTTTGGCATCTACACAACAACTGTAAGCCCTGTTAAACTTTCAAAGACCAGATCCTTTAATAAGAGTGGAAAAGAGATAATACACAGACTTGATATGTACACCCTTAGAGTAACTAATGAGTCTTCTATTTATAAATTTAATAAACTACTGGCGTATGGAAGAAAATCAGATGAATTTAGAGAACTACTTAGTAAGCATACCCCTAATAACAGGGACGATAGTCTTGTTTTCGGGTATACAGGTAAATCAGACTCCTATAAAATAAATACGTATGATTTATCAGTGAACCACCCTGATCATCTATTTGTACTAGCTAATGGAATGGTAGTATCTAACTCCGATACACAATTCAGTACAGCTGAGTCAGGCTATTTAAGCAAACAATTAACAAACGTAGCCCATCGTAATATAGTAACTATGCCCGACTGCGGAGTTACACAAGGCCTTAAAGTAGAAGGTGACGACTCTGACAATGTAGGCAGTATACTACTGCAGCCTGTCGGTACCCTTAAAGCCGGTACAATTATACAAGCAGAACACTTACCCCTTATGACCGACAAGAAAGTAACAGTACGTAGCCCTTTAACATGTGAAGCACCAGAAGGCGTATGCCAACAGTGCACAGGTGTAAGAGAGAAAGGTACCTTACCTGATATAGGCGAGGCTGTGGGCATCAATGCTGTACGTTCCTTTGTAGAGGCACTAACACAATCCGGTCTTGGTTCGAAGCACATAGGCGGAGTAGGCGGTAAAGACGAAGAGGAAGTAGGTCTAACAGGTTTCAAAGAAGTAAATCAATTTGTACAAGTCCCTAAAGAGTTTGTAGGTGGTGCAATATTATCAGAAGCTGATGGTAAGGTGGCAAAGATACAAGACGCCCCTCAGGGTGGTAAATACATCATGGTCAGCGGTAAGCAGTATCATATTCCACGAGAACTCCACACAGCAGTAAAGATAGGCGATAATGTAGAAGCAGGTGATGTCCTTAGCAACGGAGTACCCAACCCTTCAGAGATTGTAAAGTATAAAGGTATAGGCAGTGGCAGACGTTACTTCATGGAACAGTATCATAAAATATTAAAGAAGAATGGAGCAGGTACTAACAGGCGCAATCTGGAACTCTTTGCCCGTAGTTTCATATCCAAAATTAAGATAAATGATCCCGAGGGTTACAATGGCCATATGGTAGGTGACGTTGTGGATTATGATTATTTAGCATCCAGATGGCAACCTAGAGAGGGTTCTAAGTTGAAATCAGTCACAAGTGCAAGTAATTTATATCTAGAGAAACCCTATTTACATTATAGTATAGGGACACGAATTACGCCGAAGGTATCTAAGGAACTGAGGAGTAACGGAGTAGGACTGGTTGCAACGCATCCTAAACCACCTCCCTTTGAACCGTTTGTCGTTCGTGCTCAGGATTTTACACAACATGATAAGGATTGGATGACTCGCTTAGGCGGAGAAAATCTCAAACGTTCAACATTAGGGGCCGCTGCACGCGGGGGCACTAGCGAACGTAAGAGTACATCATACTACCCAGCAATAACAAATATTGGAGATTAAAATGACAGACAGTAAAAGACACGGATACCTAGCAGGCTACTTGGCGAAGGAAGCAGTAGATCCTTTAACAGGCCTTTACCAGGCTTATACTAAAGGAGGCGTTAAAGCAAAACCAGCCCTGGGTAAAGCTATGACCCCGTCACAGAGTGCACATTTCGAGGCGGATAAGCCCATAGCTAAGAAGCTGGGCCCTGTTGATTTGGAAACACTTAAGGGAAGTTTTAAACCCGTAAGAGCAACAGGAAAAGGATGTTCTAAAAAACATGGCTCCTAATAAAGTCTTGAGATGGTACATG